GTGGCTCTGGTGCACCTGGAAGTCCTGGAAGTCCTGGAACATTACAAAACGACACTGTTGCATATATTGATGGTGACACGTATGGTGATTCATTAAAACAGTTATTCAAACCTGAAGGAATGTGCTTACAAGATTCAACCTCAGAATCTGAGGTTTTTCAAAACACTGCAAACAGAATAGGTCCAAATACTAGTTTAATGGAAGGTGTTCAAAAAATGAGAGTAGCCGGAACTGGTGGGGTTGGTGGAAATGCACCCAATAATGATTATATACCTGGAGCCTATGGACCAGGCACGAATGCCTCTTCTACTAGAAATGGTCAAACTGGAAGAGATGGGTCATTAGTTATTTATGAGGACATAGGATAATTTTATGGCTTACTTAATTTTTAAAAATGAAGAAGGTTTAACTAGATCTGCTGGAACATTAATTAGAGTTGCAAAAACAGATGCTGATGTACAAATAACTCATGGTGGAAATACCAATACAGTAAATCTTGTTGACATTACAGATGCAGAGTATGATGCTTATTTAAAAGGTGAGACAAATTTAAATATAACTGCGGACTCACATTCTTTTGAAAATAATCCTTTACAATCAGAATCTGAGGTAGATGCATCAGAACTTCGCGAACAAGACGCATTAGAAAATGAGCTACAATCCTATAAAGAAGAATTAACTACAGTTTTTAATAAAAGACCTACCCACTCTCAAATAGGAAAAATAACAAGTGCTATTGATTTTTTAACTAACTTAGATACAGCAAGTATTTCTTACCCTACAGAAAGCATTCATAATAAATGCAGAAGAGCTGACAAATATGTCAATCTTCACTGCATATAATACTTTATAATACTTTACTTTTCACATTAATTAAGTATATTTCTCATCAGAATGATGAAAGATAATATTATAGAATTTTTATATCCTAAAAAAACTGAACCTCTTCTTAAAGATGTTTTTCCAATAAGAGCAGTTCAAAATATACCTGAGTGGTACAAAAATTTAAACCATGATACCAAACAAAAAACTATAAAAGGCTGTAGACCTGTAGCAGATGCCTTAACAGCAGGTTATATTTTAAAAATGCCACAGGATTTTTATGTTAAACATAATTACACTGAAGGAGTTAAAAAAGATAGCTCTTTTAGATTTCCATATGGACTTGAATCTAATTCAGTTAAAGATTTAAATTTAAATGTAAATACAAATTCTCCTGCAATACATAGTATAAAACAATTAGGTGGAAAAGAAGGAGGATGTCCTTTTGTTGAAAAAAATAAAAACTTACCTCTTTATAAAATAATAAACCCATTTAGAATTAAAACTGCACCAGGTTATTCATGTTTGTTTGTTCCTCCATTAAACAATAAGGACGATAGATTTGAAGTTATATCTGGTATAGTTGATACAGACACTTTTCCTACTCACATAAATTTTCCAATTATTTTAAATGGAGATAAGTATCCTGTCTTAGAAACAATAATTAAAAAAGAAACTCCATATGTTCAAATTATACCTTTTAAAAGAGAGAGTTGGAAAAAAGAAATGAAAGAAGATAATGAAGATAAATCAATTGGTATATTACACTTAGCAAGTAAATTAATTCATAATTATAAAACTTTATTTTGGAATAAAAAATCATGGAAATAGATAAATTTATTAAAATATATGATGGCGTTTTTAAAGTTGAAAGAGTTGCTGGTCTAGTAAAATACATAAGTAATAAAGTTAATTTTAAAGATGCGGAACTAATAGGTGATGATAATAAACCTGATATAATAAATAAAAATATAAGAAACACTCAAACTTATTCTTTTAACGTTAAGAGTCTAACTTCAGTTCATTGGGGACAATATCTTCGTCATATTATTGTTAAAATTTTTAAAATGTACAACATGGATCACCCCACTCATGCAGAAAAAGTTCAAAGTATAGAAGTCTTAAAATATCCGGAAGGAGGTTTTTACAAAATGCATTCAGATCATCATGGAAAAATGCCAAGAACTTTAAGTGTAATTATATTTTTAAATAATGATTATGAAGGTGGTGAATTAAATTTTCATGACCCTGTTACTAATGAAATATATCAAACAATAAAACCATTTCCAGGTAGATGTATAATGTGGCCTTCTAATTTTATATATCCACACTCTGTGTCACCTGTTACGAAAGGAACGCGTTACGCGATTGTATCATGGCTAACTTAAAGTGGAAATATAAAGTAATACCTAAACTTTTAAATGCAGCTGAGTTAAAACTTGCTCATGAATATTGTAAACAAAGACACATAACAAATACAGATAGCTTTGATGAAGTGCAAAATAATTGTGGTGATACTAGGTTTTATAAAGATCCTTTAATGGAAGTATTTTTAAAAGATAAAAAGAAAATATTAGAAAAAAATATAGACTTACAATTACATGAAACTTACACATATTGGAGATGTTATACTTATGGTGCGGAATTAAAAAAACATAAAGATAGAGCATCTTGTGAAATAAGTGTTACACTTTTTATTGGATCAGATGGGAAACATGAATGGCCAATTTATATGGATGGTAACAAAGTTATTTTAAAACCAGGGGATGGTGTAATATATAAAGGTTGTGATATAGCACACTGGAGAGAAGCTTATGAAGGAGATTATCACATACAAACTTTTTTACATTATGTTAATGCTAATGGAAAATATGCAAGTCACAAAGGAGATATGATAAATGAAAATATTGCAAAATAAACACGACGGTTCGGGTAGAATTATATTTACTAAGGAAGAGATTAAAATATTAAATGATAAAGGATATTTTGAAATAAGTGCTCTTAGTTTAAAACAAATTGGTAATCATTTAGTAAAATTAGCTGCTGAGATTAATGATTATTTACCAGAAGAAGCACTTTCTATAGGTTCTTTTGACCACGAACATATTAAATTAGAAGAAAAATAATCTATAGATTTTAGACTTTATTCTAATAAAAATCTATAATATAGTTCCTTTATGCTACAAAAATTAGGATTTTTACCAGGATTCAATAAACAAGTTACATCTACCGGAGCCGAGTCTCAATGGACAGGCGGTGAAAATGTACGTTTTAGGTATGGCACACCTGAAAAAATAGGTGGTTGGTCACAATTAGGCGACAGTAAACTGACTGGCGCAGCTAGAAGCTTACATCACATGGTCAATAAAGAGAGTATTAAGTACGCTGCAATAGGTACTAATAGAATTTTATATGTATATTCTGGAGGAGTTTATTATGATATTCATCCTTTAGTTAATCCTTCAGGAACAGCAATTACAAATGCATTCACCACTAGCAATGGAGATCCAGAGGTCACTCTAACTTTTTCTACTGCTCATAATTTTCAAGCAGGGGATATTATATTATTTGGTGATACCACTACCTTTAGTGCTATTACAGGTTCTAATTTTGGTGCTTCAGATTTTTGTGATAAAAAATTTATGGTTACATCTGTTCCAACGACAACTACACTTACAATTACAATGGATAGTAATGAAGGAGGAGCAGGAGCTGCTACTTCTGGAGGAATAACTTATTATCAATATTACCATGTAGGACCAGCTGAACAGGTTGGAGTTTATGGTTATGGAATATCTCAGTTTGGAGGAACTGTTACAGCTCCTCAAACATCCACTTTAAATGGATCATTAAGTGCCAATACTTATGGTACTGGTGGGTCAGGAACAAGTATAACTCTTGCATCCACTGTTGGATTTCCGACTACAGGAACAAATTATATTAAAGTAGACAATGAAGAAATATCTTACACCGGTGTTTCAGGAAGCGACTTAACTGGAATTACTAGAAATGTTAGGGGTACAACTAATGCTACTCACAGTAGTGGGGCGACCGTTACAAATATAAGTGATTATGCAGGATGGGGTCAAGCATCTTCTAGTACTGACTCCGTTAAAGATCCGGGTCTATGGTCCTTGGACAATTTAGGTTCTACACTTATTGCTTTAATAGTTAATGGTTCATGTTTTGAATGGGACGCTGATGCATCTAATGCAACAGCAACAAGAGCTACAATTATATCAGGAGCACCAACAGCATCTAGAGATATGTTAGTATCAACTCCGGATCGTCACTTAGTATTTTTTGGAACAGAAACAACGATTGGGACTCCATCAACTCAAGATGATATGTTTATTAGATTCTCTTCTCAAGAAAATATTACAGATTACACACCAACAGCTGAGAATAGTGCTGGTACACAAAGACTGGCTGCCGGATCACGGATCATTGGAGCTAAACTTGGTAGGAATGCAATTTATGTTTGGACCGATACATCTTTATTTACTATGCGTTTTGTGGGCCAACCATTTACATTTGCTTACGAACAGGTAGGAACTAACTGTGGATTAATTGGTAAGAATGCAGCGGTTGAAGTTGATGGTGCTGCTTACTGGATGTCTGAAAATGGTTTCTTTAGGTATCAAGGTAAACTAGAATCTATGGATTGTTTAGTAGAAGATTATGTTTATGATAATTTAAATACTACATCTAACCAAATGATTTATGCAGGGATCAATAACTTGTTTGGAGAAGTTACATGGTTTTATCCAACATCTAATTCAAACGTTAATACAAGATCAGTAACTTATAGCTATCTAGATTCTACCTCTAAACGACCAATATGGTTTACTAATGCTAGTTCTTTATTTACCAGAACAACTTGGCAAGATTCTGCTGTATTTGGTTTACCTCATGCCACTTACTATGATGCTGATACAGATAGTTCTTTTGACGTCACAGGAAATACCGAAGGAGTTACTTATTACTATGAACATGAAACAGGGATTAATCAAATAAAGGGAGGAGTCACAGCAGCTATTCCAGCTAATATTACTTCTGGAGATTATGATATTACACAAAAAGTTGTAAGAGGAGCAGCAACTAATATGGCTGACCTTAGAGGTGATGGTGAAAATATTATGAGAGTTAGTAGAATTATTCCTGATTTTGTATCTCAAACTG